ATGTAGAAGACTCTGCAGGATTTATAGAAGATTTATTAACTGCTGGTTTAGGTGATATTTATCATGTAACATTAGAATATATTCCTACTAGTCAATTAATTAAAATACCAGGTAAAGCTGGTAAATTACCTCAAGTATTTAATAAATTAGACTTACGTGGAAACTATAGTTTTAAATGGCAATCAGCATTAGAATTTAGAGATACTCAACAAGTAGCTGATTCTTTAACTAAGTTACTAGAAATACTTGCTAATCCACAAACTATGCAAATATTAGCCTCTCAAGGATATCAGGTAAACTTTGCTCATCTTATACAAACATTATTCATCTATTCAGTAGGGGAAGAAGGATTAGATGATATAATTACTCAGTTACCTCAACAGCAACCTGGTATGCCTATACAAGGAGGAGGTGTACCAAATAGACAAGGATCACAAATTCCTCCTCAAGCTCAACAAGCATTACTAGCTCTCCAAGGAGCACAAAATGGCTCAGTCCAGTAAGAATATGACAGGTGGTAAAGAAGCTATGCAGGCTAATAAGAAAACTAAAAAGGCTACATCTGTAGGTAGAGGAAGTAAACAGCCTAAAGGTAGTAATAGTGATTCTAGAAGTAAAACAAAGTCTGCTAAGTTTCAGAAGGTAAATAAAACTGATAATATGATGTCAGATGTGGAGTTTTAACTTTTATAATATATAAATATAGAAAGGATATATAAATGGGCATGCAACAGGAATCATACGACGCAATAGCAAGGCCAGGTACAGGTACAGGTTTAGGTACCTTATTCTGGCAAGCTGTTCAATCAGGTGTAAAAGCAGTATCTCCTAGTAAGTACATGCAAGATGCTAATATCCTTCATGAGAAAGATCAATTGGTCTTGCTATGTATCACTGCTCCAGTAGCGGGTGCATATCCTCTCTTTGTTCCTACAGAAGGTATCTGGGTAGTTGATAAAGTATTAATCTATCAAAGAGTACTAGGTACAAGTATTACCTTTGATGTACTATGGGTAGCAAGTGGAACTGCTATTGGTTCTGGTACTACACAATTAACAGGAACAATAGATGGAAGTGCTGCAGGGAATAATCTAAAATATGTCCTAGGCACATTAATTGCTGCTCCTACGCAAAGTGGCCCTGGTACTATTCTAGGTGTCAATATTGGTGGGACAGTAACAGGATTTATTGGCTCTGTACAAGTAGATGTAAAGAGGATTGCATAATATGGCTGAATTAGATATTGAAAATACTGAAAATACAGAAGTTGAGAATAAACAGCCTCAACTTGATGAAGTGAAGTTAAGTGAACTTATCAAGAAAGGTATGAAAGATTCCTTTGATGAATTAGCAGCTAATAATCAGAGGAATACTCAATCTCAACAGAATGTACAAACACAAAGTACTGATCCCTGGGATGAAGTACTAGAGCCTCGCATTCGTAAAGGTACTCAGCAAAGTAATAGTATAGCAGCAGCAGCAGAGGATAAGGTAGATTTCTACACATCTGATTACTGGCTAAAAGAGATAGATGAAATTCTACCTGGAGATGATACAGAAGATGGTAAAGTATCATTACAGAAGGCTAAGAAGGAAATCCGTGAAACGTTAGAAACTACTTTCTCTAATCTACTAAAACAAGGTAGAGGCATCCCTAGAAGTGATATCGTAGACTTTGCTGTAGGTCAATATGTAAAGAAGAATAAATCTACCTATACAGAAGGATTAGTGAAGAAATCTTCTTTACAAAAGGAGAAAGAAGTACAGAAAGCACGTAGAGGCGTAGATATTCAATCTGGAAATATTAGTAACTTTAGCCCTGAGCAGATACATAATATGCCACAGGATAAAATTAATGAACAGTTTGGTGGTGTATTATTTTAGTATATTTCTTTTACTTCTATATACAAATGTAGAAGGTAAATGTGTATCAAGTAAGAGAGATATCTATCAGCGTCAACTATTTATGAATAATACAGGATATCCTAATGGTAGAAAAGGATATGTAGTAGATCATATAACACCTCTATGTGCAGGTGGAGCAGATAATATATATAACATGCAATGGCAGACTACTAAAGAGTCATATGCTAAGGATATAAAAGAGAGACAATTCTGTCATGTATTATGGGGGAAATAATGAATTCAGCTAGTGAAAGAATGTTAGCGCATTTTGTATACGACTATTTACCAGCACATTTACAGGATATTAGTTGCCCTATTGCAGAATTAGCTAAAGTTATGGCTGAGAAGTTAGATAGTAATGATCCAGTAGTAGGTGCTGAAGTAACAACAGGTTTACGTAAATTACTAGAAGCTAAAGATTGTTTCGTAAGAGCTAGAGTAAATATGTAAAGATGTCTACTAATGTGTGTACTAAAAGGGTATATATCACACACATATATACCCTTTCCTATGTCTACTAACTATAGGAATTAAATAAATGTCTGACGTAATTAACAACTTTCAAAGTTTAGCTAATGATGCTCCTAATGTAATGATTACAAAACGTATGTATGAACTCTCTGAGAGAAACCTTGCCTTAGGCCAATTTGCTGATGAGCGTGAATTAGAATCCTATATGTCTACGACTATGCGTATTGTTAGATATAATAGGTTTAATATTCCTAACCAGCAACTAGCTGAAGGTGTACCTCCTGATTCTGTAGCATTAGGATTTACATTTGTAGATGTCGCAGTAGAACAATGGGGTATTGTTGCACTACTTACAGATGTAGGTTTAGTCACTATTACTCATCCTATTCTCCAGATTGCTATTGATAGATGCTCCTTAGCAATGGCTGAGTTAATGGAAAGAGAGATTGCTAATACTTTACTTAATACTGGTACATCAGTCATATACGGAAATGCTGGTGTAACAACACGTGCATCTATTGTGAATACAGGTACTCCTAAAACTGATAGAATGACTACAGCTACATTAATTAGTTCTACCGCTCAACTACGAGCACAAGGAGCACCTGAATTTGATGGTGGACTTTATGGAGTAGTTATTCAACCGCAGCAAGAAGCGGATATGCTTCTTTCAGATACTGTATTTCAAAATAGCTCTAACTTTGCACGAGTACGTAAACTAGAGAATGCTGAAATTGGTATCTACATGGGTGGACACTTTGTACGAGGAAACTTCCTTCCAATCTATGCAGGTGTAGCTGCTGTAGACACTGCTGCTGCTACAGCTACCAAGGCTAGAGCAACCGTAGCTGATACAGGTGGAGCGTTAGCTACAGGTAACTATCAAGTAGTTGTGGTAGGAAGAGACCTAACAAGTGATTATGAAAGACGTATCTCTCAGAATAGTGCTAACTTAGCTGTATCAGCTTCTATTACTACTGGAAGTATTACAGTTACTACTCCCACAGCAGTTTCTTACTCCTATGATATTTACCTCACAAGAGTAGGATTAACAGTTCCATATAAAGTAGTCTCAAGAGCTACTGCTAATACTTCCTATGTACTGACAACGCAACCTGCAGGGACAGAAACTATTGCCCCTACTGCTCCAGCTTCAGGTCTAGAAGTATTCATAGCCTGGATGATGGGGAAGAATGCATTTGCCAGAGTTAAACTCAATGCGATGTCTATGCAATCATATATCACCCCTCCAGGTGCATCCTATAGTAATCCATTAGCCCAAGGACGTAAAGTAGGTAGTAAGGTTATGTTTAAATGTGCTGTACAGGATCAACAATTTCTACAGAGAATTGAAACTGTATCAAGTATTAGTGCATTTCTGCCTACTACTTAATATATATATATATGGTAATATAAATGGCTATTCCTAAAGTACCTAGAAATAGGAATAAGAAGAAGAAAGAAATATTCCCTGTAGATTTAACTGTATTTGAAGGGATACAGAAGCAGGGTGCAAAGATACCTGAAGTGTCTCTACAACAGGCATTAGAGACACTTCAGAAATTAGGATTTAAAGTTACTGCTCCTTCTAGTGAAGATGATATACAAGCTCATCAAGATTCTATAGATTTACTAGGAATTACAGATGAGCCTGTATCAAAGAGTAGAAATAAAAAGAGAAAAGTAAATAACACAGATAATAAATTA